ATAACAACGTGCTCAACTGGGACAAGCGCCAATACACGTCAGACTCAAGCGCAGAGCGGGTTGCAAGGCATAGAGAGAAGGCTCGTAACGCTCATGTAACGGCATGCAACGTTACAGTAACGCCCCCAGATACAGAATCAGATACAGAACAGACACAGAGTCAAAACCTTAAAAGCATTGACGCTGCCGCGTCTCCAAATTCTTCTACCACAAGCGTTGTCCAGTTCAATCCGGCAAGGGCGCAAACAAGTCAGACCAAGCTCCTTGGAGACATCAATCCCCAGATCGCTACAGACTTTATCGCCCTACGCAAAGCAAAGAAGTCACCCCTTACCGAAACCGCAGTGAACGGAATAAAGCGCGAAGCTGCAAAGGTTGGTTACACGCTGGAACAGGCCTTGACGGTCTGCTGCGAACGTAACTGGGCAGGCTTTAAAGCGGAATGGATCACCAAGGATCAGCCCGGCGCAATTAAGAACAAGCAAGTCGCTTTGGAAGAGTCCAACCGGGCCGCTACGGCCGGATGGATACCACCTGAATTGAGAGGGCAACATGCAAACTGAAGAGTTCCAATCGTTTCGTGACGGCATAGATGGCGTCATGTCGTTTTACGGTAAAGGCGTCTCCACCTTCGCGCTCGATGTCTGGTGGACGGCTCTAAAAGGTTACGACCTGAGCGCTGTGATCGATGCGTTTAACCGTCACCTTGCCAATCCTGATAACGGCCAGTTCGCTCCTAAGCCGGCAGACATTATCCGCATGTTGCAAGGCTCGACTCAGGACGCAGCGTTACGCGCCTGGGCTAAGGTGGATCAATCCGTGCGCCGCGTCGGGACATACAACGATGTAGTTTTCGATGATCCGGTTATTCATCGCGTCATTCAGGACATGGGCGGATGGATCGGCCTGGGCGCAAAGAATGAGGATGAATGGCCGTTCGTTGCAAAGGAATTCGAGAACCGTTACCGCGGCTTTAAGGCTCGCAGCGAGATACCAGACTATCCCGCAAAGCTCATCGGCATAGCGAACGCACATAACCAGCAGAAGGGATTTAATCAGGATGGGCCGGTACTGATCGGGAATGATCGGGCGGCGCGCCAGGTGCTGAACGGTGGAACCGATAAGCCTTCGATCGGATTCAAACGGATGGGGCCGACTGTTGATCTGAAGCAGTTGAGATCGGTGGGCGCGTGATGGTAGCTGTTCTTTTTGCCCGTGCCGATAGCGTCTACAAAACCATTCCTGGCTGCGACGTATGGGATATGGAACGGGATGCCAGGAATTGGCAGGGCGGCTCTCCTTTGGTTGCTCATCCACCTTGCAGGGCATGGGGAAGGCTGCGGCAGTTCGCCAAACCCAGAGAGGATGAGAAGGCACTAGCACCTTGGGCCGTCGAGCAAGTTCGTAAATGGGGCGGCGTTCTTGAGCATCCAGAAGGCTCGACATTATGGGCGTTTGCCGGGCTGCCATTACCTGGTCAGCGTGATGCATTCGGCGGCTGGACGCTTGGTATTTATCAGCACTGGTGGGGCCATCGCGCGGAAAAGGCGACGCTCCTGTACATCGTCGGTTGCGAGCCAAAAGACATCCCAGTTATCCCAATGCGAATGGAAGAGGTAACGCACTGCATACGTCCTACAAAAAGCTATCCCAGGAAACCATCTGTAACCAAACCAGAGCGGGAACACACTCCGCCAGCATTGGCTGCTTGGCTCTGTGATCTAGCTACAAGATGTGCGAACCAGGCGGTGACGGCATGACCTGTACCGGCTGCCGTCACGAATATCTTCTACGCGGCAAATTGATGTGTGCCTTGGGTGAGCGTCACGGGCTGCGCTGCACGAAATGGGGTAAGCCGAAAAAGGAGAAGAAATGAGCGGTTATACGGCAGTAAAGGTTAAGAGGAGCGGGGCATGAGCGATATGTTTTTTGGAGTGTTGTTTGCAATTCTCGGGATGGCGCTGTTGTTTTGCTCAGCAATGGTCGGCTATAGCCTGGCCGAAGATCGGTTCGCGCGCGAGTGCAAAACGTTCGGTAAGACGGAGATCAGGAATTCGATGATCGAGTGCAAACAAGCCAAATGAGTCCCGAATACCTCGTCTTTATCACTACGCACTCAATTGCCACTGTGGCGCTGGTTATCGTCGTGTCTGTTCGTCTTGTTCAGGTTCAGAGAGAGGAGGGGAGATGGCTGTGAGTGGAGAGTTAATGAGAGGAAACGTCGCTGCAACGAATACGCTTGATGCGGGCAGTTGGGCTCTTTTGTTTGCCAGAAAGATTGGCAAGCGCGATAGGTTTGTTTGTGCGGTCACTGGTTTTGTCTTGACGACATCTACTTGGGACGGGAAGGAGTTCCTGATTGATGTAGAGGTGAGGTCTTGACCTTTCGCCGAGCTGCCCGCGTTGATGCGAACCAGCCTGAGATAGTCGAGGCATTCCGTAAGCTCGGCTGCTCGGTTCTGATCATTTCGCAACTCAAGAATTGCTGTGACCTGATCGTGGCGAATGGGCAAACAGCGGCAGTGGAAGTAAAGGACGGCACGTTACCGAAAAGCAAGCGCCAGTTAACAGAAGGTGAGATGGACTTTATGCATTCATGGAAAGGACTGTATTTCATCGTCGAGTCGCTGGATGACGTTGTGAGAGTTGTTAAGGAGTTGGATTCTTGAAGAACGGAAAGCAAGTAACAAAGACGCCCGATATTTGGGATGCGCTATTCGCCGGATTAAAGAGCGGCAAATCCACGCGAGAAATGTGCGTCGAGCTGAGTGTAACCCAAAGAGCGGTTTGGGGATGGTTGGCAAACGATGAAGACCTTCTGCGCAAATATCTTAATGCAAAAGAAAAGGCCGTCTACGCGCGAATTGAAGAGATGAAGCGAGCATGACCGATAAGCAAACCATCTTCCTCGTCGGCCCTGCTCAGCGTCAATACGCTCATAAGTGTATCGATGCGGCTCCTCTCGGTTGGATGGTTACGATTCAGGAGCAAATCAAGAAGCGCGAGCAGGAAGAGAAGTATCACGCTCAGATTGGAGATATTGCGAAGCAGTGCAAATTCATGGGCCAGAAGTTCAATAAGGATGATTGGAAGCGGATGCTCATAGACGCGTTCGCGAGGGTTAAGGCGACCGACGGCGAGCCACTAAAGGGCTGGGGAAGGATTGTGCCTAGCCTGGACGGGACGGGGTTTGTGCAATTGGGTATTCAATCCAGGGATTTTCGTAAGTCGATAGCAAGTGAGTTTATTGAACACCTGTATGCGTTCGGTTCGCAACAGGAGCCTGCTGTGATTTGGACTGAGCCTAACCGGGGCGAGGAAATGATGAATAGGAGGCATGGGTGAAGGCAATTATGTTTGTGATGGGCTGCTTGGTTCCAATTTCAATCATGGGTATGGCTGCGTTCCTAATCTATCAGCAGGTGGACGGATGGGGCTGGTTCCTGCTCTGTGCCATGGGTATTGCTGGCGGCTTTAGCGCGAGCCTGAAATGAGCCGAGCCAAGAAGGAACACATGGATCGCATTGCTCAGCTGCCTTGCATCGTGTGCCTGTACAAGTTGGACATTATCACCAAGCCAGTAAGCGTGCATCACGTCACAGTGCCTGCTGATGACTTCGCTGTAGCGCCTCTGTGCTACGAGCATCACCAAGGCTCAACGGGCGTACACGGGCTGCGTAGACGAGGATTCGAGATGATGTGGAAGATAAGTGAGATGGATTTACTGGCATTGACAAACAGAGCTATTTCGGAGGGCAGATAAATGTTGCGTTGCAGGAAGGGTGACATTGCAATGATTTTAAGTGGGGTTTACGTAGGGCAATTTGTGGATGTGCTTGAGTTTATTGGCACCGCAATTGGCGCGAGTCATACCGGATTGGTTTGTACGACAGTCGATGCGTGGGAAGTATCGGCCCCTCGGAACCAAAAACCGCATCCGGGTGCGAATCTAGATTCGTTTATTGCTCAGGATCACATGCTCCTCCCCATCCGCCCCGGTGACCTAGACGAGAGCGAGGAAACAGAGAAGACGCTGGAGTTCACGGAATGACGGCTCTCCCCTCATGGATGTACGGCTCGCCACTGGACATTATCGATGGTCAACGCGCTTTGGCATCAAAGAGGTTGAGTAAGCCCACTGTAGAGCCTGTACGTGTGCGCAAAGATAGGTATTACACACAGAGCCGGTCTATCGAGATCAGCGGAATGGTTGCATGGCGTAAACAGAATGGAGGAACAAGGTGATCGAAGCGCTCGTTGTCAATAGGCTCCTACGCTGGGCAAGGTGGAAGATGCAGACCGGAGTATCGCTAGGGTATCCATCACAGGTCAGTTTCGTAAGATTGGCGCCTGCTACGACACACTTCCGCGATCCAGGCATAGACGCTGATTGCATGGTAACGGATAAGGCTGTAATGCTCTTACCAGAGGTATACAAGCTCGTTATAAGGCTGGAATACATCGATGCGATACCTAGCGAGGATCAGCGCGTACGATGCTATGGCAAGGCTCGCAGGACGTACAGGGACGATCGGGCAACAGCTTATTTACTGCTAGGCAATACGCTTGATACACTGATCAATGCGAGACAGGAGGAAGTGGCGTGAAGGAGTGGATATTTTATGGTGTGATTATGCTGGTGTTACTTGGGTTTGGAGGATGGTTATTATCCTATTCTAAGGGGTTAGATGCTGAGTGCACACAGAAAGGAGGCATCAGGGTTAAAACATTCACGAGCGGATATGCTTGCATAGACCGGTCTGCGATTAAATAACATTTGATTAGAGAGGATGTGGCGTGAAGGACGAAGATCGAGAGTTTGAGGATAAGGTTATAGAGATCCTGAAGAAACGGAATGATTTGATGCGGGCTGAAGAACGCCTGCTCCGCCAGCAAGTAGGTGATGAGTTGGTCGATATAGATAAGATGTTATCTAAACATATCTTCCGTATTGAAGAGCTAAAATAACACTTGATTAGCCCGCCAAAATACTATATGCTTCTGGTATCGTGTTATTATTCCGTTAAGAAGCCATCCTTGAGGTGGTTTTTTTCATTCTGTGATCGGCATTCCTCCAGTACCGCCCAATCCTAACGATAGTCACATCTTCGAACGCAGGAAAGGTAAGTGACCATGATCCCTCCATCTCTAAATTGGGATCGTCCCAATAGACAGGCATCAGCATGGCAACTATCAATTATGGTTGATCAATACGCCAACGCAGTCCAGGCATTGGCTCCCTCTTCTTTGATTAAGGCAGCCACAGAGCTTAGCGCCGGACTGAAGAATCCCCTCATCTCTAACGGTGAGTTCACAGCTCTTATGCGCCGGTTCTGCGATGAGCTTTCGGCAATTACAGGCCAAACTCACGCGGAATGAAATACGAATCCTTCTTCAGGGAAATAATTGCTCCGATGCGAGCAAGGTGGATGAGCGACGCTGATTATGAAGAGTTCGTGCAGATCATGATCGCGCGTGAAGGAGCGGCCATGGACATCGCAATTGATCAAGGCGTAGCTAACGGCTACAGCGTAGAGCAACAGTTAGAGATAGTCAGAAAGAATTCACCTTATGCCACTCAGACCGACAGCGCAACGCGGATGGTCTAGGCAATCAATCACCAGTGACAGACGTTTAAGAGGTCGAGCATTACAGCAAGCACGTGCTGAGCTATTCCAGCGTAATCCATATTGCGTTCATTGCCAAGCCAAGGGAATAAGCAGGCTCGCAACTGAACGAGATCACATCATCAATCTAGCTGAAGGCGGAACAGACGATCCAGGCAACACACAGGGATTATGTGCTGACTGTCACAAGGCTAAGACACAGAGCGAATCCAACAAGGCAAGAGGCATTACATCAAGGCCACGTATGAAGATGGGCTGTGATGTGCGCGGGTATCCGATTGGTGAGCATCACTGGAATAAGTAATGAGCTTAACAACAAGACAGCGTAGACGCCTAAGACGCGCAACGTACAGATGCAAGCGTCTCATTGATTTATACCGCGACAGGAAGATAACACTAGGACAGTACTACAGAGAACAGAACCATATATTCACCGCATGGCTATCTGAGACTGTAGCTGCATCTATTGTAGCTAAGATAGATTGGACCAAAGTGGGAAACAGTCTCAATCCTGCGGGCGATAATCGATAAAAGTGGGGAGGGGGTATCAAAATCCCTCCAGTCTGACACGGGAAACCGCGCTGATCACTTTCCTTTCATAAATCTATACAAAAAACTTGAAATATGGCTAAGAAATCCGCCGCTAGCTTGTCTGTAGTAGCGGTTAAGCCGAAGGATGCGCGTTTATCGCCGCCCAGCTTCCTCACTGTTCGCCAAAAGGAGTTATGGCTTAAAGTTGCCGCAGCTAAACCGGCTGGCTGGTTTACTGAGGACTGTGAGGCTTTGCTTGTTGGGTACGTTAAAGCTATTGCTTCACACGAGATCATCTCGGCTCGCATTGATGCTCTTGAGTCTGGTGAGCAAAGCATGGAACTGAAAGACGAAAATCGATTATATGCCATGCAAGAGAGGCAGGCAAGGCTAGTTCAGAGCTTCGCAACGAAGATGCGCCTAACGAATCAATCTCGATACCAGAACTCAACAGCAACGGTTAAGGCAGACAAGGCCGGCGCTGCCAGGCCGTGGGATTAAGATCAGACCGTAACATCGCGTGGCTTGAAAAGCATTGCCGGATCCCTGAAGGCAAACTTGTAGGAAAGAAGCTCAAGCTCACTGATGAACAGAAGCAGTGGGTGAGGGATATTTACGACTCTCCTACTCGGGTGTTTATCCTGAGCATGGGTCGGAAGAATGCCAAGACGGCATTCTCTGCCTTCCTGTTGCTGCTCCACTTGTGCGGGCCGGAAGCCAAACGTAACTCACAGCTCTACAGCGACGCGCAGAGCCGGGAACAGGCGGCGATTCTGTTTGCCCTGGCCGCGAAGATAGTCCGGATGTCGCCGGACTTAAACCAATACGTAGTTATCCGCGACACTGCGAAACAGCTTGCATGTCCTGAACTCGGCACGCTTTACCGCGCGCTGTCTGCTGAAGCTTCGACTGCTTACGGTTTGAGCCCGGCCTTCACGGTTCACGATGAACTAGGGCAGGTTAAGGGTAATCGCTCGGAACTCTATGAGGCGCTCGAGACGGCAGCTGCAGCCCAGGAAGAGCCGCTTAGCGTAATCATCAGCACTCAGGCTCCGACCGATGCCGATCTGCTTAGCCTGCTGATAGACGACGCTCTGTCCGGCTCCGATCCAAGGGTAAAGGTAAGGATTCACGCTGCTCCGCTGGATGCTGATCCATTCAGCGAAGTTGCTATACGTGCGGCCAACCCGCATTACGATGTTTTCATGAACAAGCAGGAGGTGATGCGTCAGGCCGAAGAGGCTCGGCGTATGCCTTCGCGTGAAGCCGCTTACCGTAACCTCGTTTTAAACCAGCGTGTAGAGGCCCGTAACCCGTTCGTAGCGCGTCAGTTGTGGATGGATAACACTGGCGACCCTCTGACTGACTTTGATGGCTTGGAGGTTTACGGCGGACTGGATCTGTCCAGCGTATCCGACTTAACCGCTCTGGTTCTGCTCGCGAAGCCCGGTGATACCTGGCACGTCAAGCCTACGTTCTGGCTGCCGCGTGAAGGATTAGAACAGAAGTCTCGTACCGACCGCGTTGCATACGATGTCTGGGCCGAGCAGGGCTATCTCGAAACGACGCCGGGCCGCGCGATCGAATATGAGTTCGTTGCTGAATACCTCCGCGGCGTGTTTGATCGCTGTGATGTAAAAGGTATCGCCTTTGACCGTTACAACATGCGCTTCTTGAAGCCGTGGCTTGAGCGTGTCGGCTTTACCGAAGAAGAATTAGAGCGTTTCATCGAGTTCGGTCAAGGCTTCGTCAGCATGTCGCCGGCACTTCGTGAACTGGAATCTCTGCTTCTTGCAAAGAAACTTGAGCATGGCATGCATCCCGTTTTAACGATGTGCGCCGCCAATGCAGTAACTGTTTCCGACCCAGCAGAGAACCGCAAGTTTACCAAATCGAAGCAGACCGGCCGCATTGACGGCATGGTGGCTCTGGCCATGGCGGTCGGCGTTGCCGGCTCGCTGGTTACAGAAACATACGCCCATTCCGGCGACTTGGACATACTTTGAGCAAATACTTTGACCTCCGCGACCTGTTTGTATTCGGCGGTCTAGGGCTAATTGGAACGGGGTTATACATGGTATTTGTGCCGTCCGCGTTCATTGTCGTCGGCTCGTGCCTGTTCTGGCTCGGCGTTCGCAAGGTAGCCAAGTAATGGGAATCATGAGCACGCTTGAGGCGCGGTCCACCTCGCAGACTATCGGTCATCCGCGCGATCCTGTTATTGCTGATTGGTTCGGCGCCGGCACTCAATCTGCCGCGGGCTTCTCTGTTACGCCCGAATCTGCCATGCGTGCATCCGCTGTCTTCAGTTGCGTCCGCGTCCTGGCTGAAGGTGTGGCCAGTCTGCCGCTTAAGATGTACCGCAGAACTGCTGATGGCGGCAAAGAGCCGGCAATCGCTCATCCGCTTTATTCGCTCGTCGGTCGCTCCCCTAATGGTTGGCAAACCCGCTTCGAGTTCATCGAAATGGGCATGGTTAACCTTGGCCTGCGCGGGGTTTGTTACTCCAAGATTATCGGGAATGGCAAGGGTGAGCGTCGACTCGTGCCGCTACATCCCGATCGAGTAAGGGCAGAAATGCTCGACTCAGGCCGGATCGTTTACGAATACACGCCAAAGACTGGCGGCAAAGAGATCCTGCTTCAGGATGAAGTGCTCCGCGTCCCGTTCATGATCTCCGGCGACGGCGTTACTCCTATATCAGTGATCGGCGCCCAGCGCGAGACGATTGGCGCGAGTCTCGCCGCACAGGATTACGGCTCACGTTTCTTTGCGAACGATGCCCGCCCCACTGGTGGCTATATCTCCTGGGAAACCGGCAATCGGTTTAAGGATGACGAGGAAGAGCGCAAGTTCCGCGAGAACTGGCAGCGCTACATGACCGGGCCGAACCGTCACAAGACAGCGTTTATGAAGCCCGGAATGAAGTACAACGAACTCGGTATGACGAATGAGGACGCCCAGTTTCTGGAGACGATAGCCGCTCAGGATTCCCGCATCTGCGGTATGTACCGCGTCCCTCCGCACATGATTGCCCAGCTCGACCGGTCCACGAATAACAACATAGAGCATCAAGGGATTGAGTTTGTAATTCATACACTGGGCTCATGGCTCTGCCGCTGGGAGCAGGCGCTTGGCCGTGATCTTCTCAGCCCTGCTGAGCAAGATGAATACTTTTTCGAGTTCCTGACTGATGGACTGCTCCGCGGAGACGCGGCAGCTCGCGCGGCTTACTTCACCGCAGGGGTAAACGGCGGCTGGCTGAACCGTAACGAGATCCGCGCCATTGAAAACAGGAACAAAGTTGACGGTCTGGATGAGTTCCTTGTGCCATTGAATATGGTGCAGGCCGAAAAGAAACCGATGAAAGATAACACGAAGGTATAAGGAGCGCGCATGGCAACTTTCAACAAATTCCAATCGTTCATCAGCGCTGTTGCTGCCGGCACTCATGCGGCTTGCCTGAACGCTGACACGGACACGCTCAAGGTTTATCTGACCAATGCGGCGCCAAGCGCATCGGCTGACTTGCTGAAGGCCGACTTAGCGGAAATCTCCGCGGGGAATGGCTATACCGCAGGCGGCGGCGACGTTCAGAACGCTGCGAGCACATCAAGCGGGACAATTACCGTTGCTGGCACTGACGTAGTTTGGACCGCATCCGGTGGAACCATTGGCCCATTCCAGTATGTCGTGCTCTATAACGACACGGCCACGAATGATCCGCTAATTGGTTGGTGGGATTACAGCAGCGCCGTGACTCTCCAGATCGGCGAGACATTCACGACCGACTTCGGCGCGTCACTCTTTACGCTGGGTTAATTAGATTTTTCGTAGGAGAAGAATATGGCGCTTACACCTGAGCAACGTTTAATACTGAAAGCCGCCATAGCGGCAGATGAGGTACTGAACGCCTTGCCTCTGACCAATGCGGCGGCTGATGTGATCGTGGCCGCGTACAACTCTGCTGCGGTTCCTGATTATTACGTATGGAAGCCGGAGACCGGCGCGCAAGAGATTTTCAACGCGATCGATTGGGCAAAGATGACGCCTGCTGGAGCGGTTGGAACAGATGTGGCGTGGTCGAACAGGAGCCTTGCTTGCCAAGGAAAGCAGTTCAACCTGCAAACTATTCTTACCGGACGGCTTTTCATCAACTCGGATAAAGCGAATATCAGGGCCGGTATACAGGACGCATTAACGGCTTTGCCATCCAAGGCTGACGGCACGACGCAAGGCGCAGGCTGGGCGGCTGTTGAGGCGATTATGAAGCGACTGGCTACCCGCGCGGAAAAACTGTTCGCCACCGGAAACGGTCAAGTTGGCACGCCATCTCTAATGGCGTTCGCAGGCAGTATCACACAAGACGATGTAACTACCGCTAGAGAGATGACTTAATGGCCGGGCCGTCCTATGTCGCTTCGTCTGCGCTGACAGTAACCAATCTCCACTCTCTTGCCTCTTCGCAAGACTGGCTTACGGGTTGGGTTAGCGCATCCACAAGCAACACGTCGAACAAGTATATCGATTACTTCTACGGTGGCACGTTCACGACGCACACCAGCAACAGGCAGATCGGGACGATCAATATTTACGCCGTCGCTTCTCTGAACGACACTCCAGCGTGGCCTGCAATAGCCAGCGGCACACTGGGGACTGAGGGAGGCGGATCATTTGTGGACTCTGAAGAACGAGACGCGCTGGTGGTTTTGTTCCACTCGATCACTGTGGACGCTTCCGCGAGCGCAATCTACACATTTCCACAGAAATCCCTTTGCACGATGATGGGACTTACCATGCCGCCGACTCACCATTGCCTGTTTATTTCACAGAACTGTGGAACTACGACCACGGCGGGGTTCGCTGCGTCCGGGAGCGCGATTTATCAGACCGCGATAGCTGCTCCGTAAATGGCTGAGATACTTCTGCCGGGCGGGA